TTGCTTCACGATGACCTTGCGCTTCTTCTGGCGGTCGATCCATTCCTCATCGGTCGGGAAGCGCACACGGATTGGCTTCACGCCATCGGGCGTGCGCAGGTGGATGGTGATGGGTTGCTTTGCGTCGAACATGAAAATCCTCTCTACTGGCAGATTCCGTCCACGTTGCATTTGGCTACGGCCGAGACGATGCCGTTGGTTTCGTCCCACATCGGCAGGCATTCGACCGACACGGTGACGATGCCGTCGGTCTCGCCCACCTCGGCCGAGGCGAAGGAGACCTTGTGCCAGGTGATTTCGAGCGAGTTGTTGGCGTCGTAGGTGAGCGCCAGCACCGCCGTGCCCGTGGTCTGGCTCTTGAGTTTCGTGAGTTCCGTTGAGCCGTTCTCGAAGCGGGCGACGAAGCGCAACGTCCCCTGGCGGTTGCCGAACTCAAGGCGGCCACGGATCGCCCCGCTTGCGCCGTCGCCCGTTGTCTGAAAGCCGGAGCCTGGATAGAAGCCACCATCCAGCCGGACGTTGTTCTTCCAAGAGGTCTCGAGCGAGACGATGTTCTTGTTCGAGACGTAGTTGACGCCGTTGATCGAGAGCGCGAGCGACGCCGACGGCAGGAGCTTTTCGACCGTCGCCGCTGGCATGGTGATGCCCGAAGGTTCCGTGGTCTTGCCCGACCCGACAAACTCGACCGTGATCTTCGAGTTCGCGCGGCCCGGCCCCGAGCCGATCGAGATGGTCCAACCTTCGACCACGCAGCCCACCGCCATCCGGTCGACGACGACGCCCGCGCCGGGGCGGATCTGCTCAACAAAGGAGAAGTAGGGCAGTTCGGCTGCATCGCCCGAGGCCGGGAACAGCGGCGTGCAGGTGTAGGTGAAGTTCGGCGTCGTGCCCGACTTGACGACCTTCCCAAGACCGAACGCCATCGCCCAGGCGCCGATCTCCGCACCGAGGTATTTCTCGAGCGTTCCGGCGACGTCCCAGGAGGTCTGGAAGGACTGCGTCGGAAACTCGTGGCCCTTGCCGAACTCCTCGGCGTCGTTTTCGGTGTTGAGCTTCGGGTTGGCGAGCGCGGCATTGAGCTTCCGCAACTGCCACATCTGCACGCCGGTGTTGGGCGTCGCAATGCCGGCCTGCTTCTGCTTACCGAAGCAGATCTGGATTTCCTGCATCCGCGCGACGGACATCAGGCGTTACCTCCTCATCTTCGTGTTCGCTCAGTTGCCGGTAGCCACGGACCATCAAGGGGACCAGAATCTCCGGCCGCGCCTCGACGTGCCGCACCTCACCGTCAGACGAAATCAGAACCACTTGCTCAGTCATCTCCCATCTCCATGAAGCTGAGCGGCGCCTCGAAATAGTCGAGCCCCTCGGCGTCGGTCTGCCGCTGGATCAACGGCAGGTCCATCGGGTGACAGGCGGGGTGGACCATGGCGTTGAGCATCGGCACGCCGGTGGACGCCGGCACACCCTTCGTGATCAACCGGAACAGCCGGTAGTAGGCGGTGGGCGGATCTCCGTCAAAGGTCTCGCGGGCCCGCAGGTAGAGCGTGACTTGGTGCCGCCAGACGTCCACGCCGCCGAAACTCGAGGGCTGCGTCCCCTGCCAGGCGGCCATGATTCCGGGAGCGGGCATCTCGTGGATCGCCGCCGCAAGGCTTGCCCGCTTCGGATACTGATCGTGGTAGGCGAAGATCCGCTGCTCGTCGCCGCCCATCTCCGCGACCAGCTCCGGGATGTCACGAAGCAGGGCGACCAGGTTATCGACCAGTTCCGCCGGGTTGATCATCGCTGCTTCCCTCCCAGGCGGCGTTCGAGGAGCAGACGGGGCTTGATGACGTCGAGCATCTTCCGGGCTGCCTCCACGACCGCCGCCTTGTTCTTGGGCGAAAACACCATCCAGGCCTCGCGCTTCTGGTTGGCCCAGGCCTTGATCCGGTCCTTGCGGGTCGAGACGTTGGCCTTGGCGCGGTTTTCGCTGACCGTGCGGACCTGGAAGTTGCGCAGCAGGTCGCCCGAGAAGGTCAGGTTGCGGCGATTGCCCTTGCCTTTCCGGGTCTTGAAGATCGAATAGCGCTTGGTGAGCGGCTTGGCCGCGGAATCCTCCGGACCCTGCGCCGCGGCGAGCCGTGCCTTCATCGCCGCGACGCCCGCCGCGCCCAGCTCGTACATCTGCCGCTGGCGGAAGTTGAGCAGATCGAGCCGCAGCTGCTTCTTCTGGTAGACACGGACGCTGGGCATGAATGGCCCCAGAGAACTTGTGCGCAATTGCCCACAAGTTGCCAACCTCCGCCAGATCGGGCGGAAGTCCGACTTCCGGAATATTTTCCGGAAGTGGGCCCCCCGAACCGACTTGTGGTAGCTGGTCCTTCAGACCAGATCACAAACTCGGAACTTCTGGCCAATTGTCCGGACGTTCACGCAGGCTGCAGCGCTTCCACTCCTTCGCCATCGGCGTCACAGTTCGATGGCCACGTAACGCAAAGCACGGCCAGACCAACGAGGTTGGTCTGGAAGCTCCAGTCACCCAGACATCGTTTCCCGAACTAGCGGATGCCGTATGCGATTTCGCAGGCAGCCTCCCGAGCCACGCGCTGTGATCTGCCGTCGTTTGTACCCGTCACTCTGTGACTCTGCGAGATTGCGACGCAACACCTCACGCCACCCGCCTGTGAGCCTGCGGCATCCTCGATGTTTCTGCTTAAGCTGTGAAGCCGCCGTCGATCTTTATCTGTGCTCCATTGATGTAAGCGCCTTCGGCGCCAGCGATGTGGGACACTAGCGCCGCAATCTCGTCTACGCGCCCGTAGCGGCCCACGGCGATGAAGCTTTTTACCTGTTGTGCGAAGGGGCTATCGGCCGGATTCATGTCTGTCTCGACAGGACCGGGCTGTATGTTGTTCACTGTGATTCCGCGAGGCCCCAGATCACGCGCCAATCCGCGTGTGAATCCCGCGATCGCCGCTTTTGTCATCGCATAGAGCGAGCCCTGGGCGAACGGAATGAAATCGCTGTTGATGCTGCCAATATTGATGATCCGGCCGCCAGCGCGCATGTGCTTGACCGCCTCCTGCGTCGCGTAAAACACGCCGCGTACGTTTACGTCAAGAATGCGTTCGAAGTCTGCCTCCGAGATCTCGTCGATATGACCCATTGCGACAATGCCAGCGTTATTCACCAGTATGTCCAAACCACCGAGCTGTTCCACGGTCAACTGGACTGCGCGCTTTACCGCCTCGGGATTGCCATTGTCGGCCTGAATCGAAACCGCCTTGCCTCCTCTTCGCACGATGTCGGCCGAGACCTCTTCCGCCTTGGCTGGGGAGGATGCGTATGTGATCGCGACGGCTGCGCCATCCGTCGCCAGCCGATTCGCAATCGCCGCACCGATGCCGCGCGAACCGCCTGTCACGAGCGCCACTCTGTTCGATAGGTCCGCCATACCCACTCCTTTCTGAATTCAAGTGCTTAGATTCTATGCTTAGATGCCAAATTGGAGGTGGAGGACTCGATCGTCTCGGCCGCCATTTCCCGGCAAACTTCATCTAACCATGAAATTCCCAGGGCTGTGGTCCCAACCACTCATTCATCTGGCGCTGGCGAAAGTCCCGTCGTGGGGCTGGTCACCGCTGGGACCTGAAGTGTGGTCTCGTGGTGGCTCCGACTTCCGGAAGATTTTCCGGAAGTCAGTCGGCTCTACGGAGCCGGAGCACGGCCGCGCCCTCAGCGTCGGCGTCGATGTCGAAGACCTTGTAGCGGACACCTTCGATCTCGACTTCGTCTCCGCGCAGGGGCGCCGCCGGCAGATCCGCCAGCCGGACGAACAGCACAGCGTAGACGCCCGGCGAGGCGTCTTGGGCTTCCCGGACCGCCTGAAGCACCGCACGGACGGCAGCCTGCCCGCCGGACTCAGGAAGATAGGTAACTTCCCGCCCGAAGACCCGCAGGCAGGCATCGTCCAGGCGGCTCACCGCATCCGGGAACGTCATCAGGAGATGAACGCCCCGTTAAGCCGTACGCGGCCCGTGGCATCGCCATCGGCCGCCGCCCTCACAGCGACGCCGATCAGTTTGTTGCTGGTCGCGGTCTTGGTGATTACCTTCGTCGTGTTGTTCCAGTAGATCAAGGCGCCTTGCGACCAACCGGTGCTCGCGCCGGCCTCTCGGGTCAGATCGAAGACGCCCGCCACCTGGAACTCGCCCTCCTCACCGCTCGCCACATCGGTTGCGGCCACGCCGAAGATGGAGCCGACCAGTGCGCCACCACCCGAACTCACCGCATACGGCGCGGTGAGCGTCAGAGTCTCGCCCTTGTGTACAAAGTTCTTCATCGCTGAAGCCTCCTTCCTAGCTGCCCAAGTTCTTCTGGAGCCCGCGCCAGTCGATCGCCTTGGCCCCGAAATCGAGCCGCGCTTTGATCTCGACCCCATCCACGTCGAAGCCCTGCCGGGTTTCGATGTACACGCCGTCCTGACCTTCGAGGTAGGCGTACTCGATCGTGTCGATCTGGTCCGGCGAGGCAAACAGATACCAGGCCGTGGTGCTCGCCGCGTCGAGCCGGGGTTCTGCAATCGGCGTCAGGGCCCGGATGTAGTCGGGCACAAGATCGGCCGATTTCGCCGGCGCGAGGTTCGGCGCGATCATCTGGAAGGCCGCGAGTTGCAGCGCCACCGGCACCACCAGATAGCGCGGCTGCACGTTCAGCACGGTGATGCCGTCCAGGCCCTTCTGTTTGGCCATCGCCGCCATGCCCGCGCCCAGGCCCGTCAATGCCAGCGCGCTGCTCGTGCCCGTGTTGAGATTCGCGTGGTTGGCGTGGAACAGCGCGACGCCGTCGCCCATCGCCGGGTTCGAGGTGATGATGCCCCACACCGTATCGCTTTCAAGCGTTGCCGCCGCCACGCCAAAGCCCGCCGGAATCCGGGTGAACGCGCTCAGATCGTCGTTGATGATCGTCTGGCGGGTGATCGAAACGATGCGGCCATAGGTGGCGAGCTTGTAGGTCTCCTTCGACTCGGCGATCGAGCCGTGGGTAAACTCGCCCTTCTCGTTGACCTTCATCAGGCTCGGTGCCTCGCCCAACTGCACCGCATTGATGTTCTTGAAATCGACCGCCGAGCGCCGCCGCGAGAACGGCAGGAAGGTGCGCGGGTAGGCTTCATAAGCCTGCCGCAGGGTCTTGTTGGCGACGTCCGCGAGGATCGATGGGAAGTCGGAGGTCGACAGGGCGAGCTTAGCGATCTCGTGGCGCGGCAGCCGCCTGGTGCGCGTTCCGGAAATTTCCAGGCACTCCTTTGCCAGATCGAGCAGCGTCTGCCCGGCCCAGTCGCGGCCGAGGTCGTCCTTCAAGGGGAAGACCGCCGGATCGTAACGGTGCAACAGCGCTGCCATGATCCCGGCGCGGCGGGTGTCGGTCTGATCGCGCGTGACCACGGCGGCCGCGCTGCGGATCGTCGGCTCCTCACCCCGCTTGGCCGCATCGTCGAGCGCCACTTTGCGGAACTCTTCCATCGAAGTGCCCGCTTCGACATGCTGAGCGACCAAGCGCGCATCGACATTCAACGTGCGCCCGACCTTCTCGATTTCCCGGATGCGCGTACGTTCGGCCAGTGCCGCGGCCTGGCGCTCGGCATCGAGGTTGATGGTGAGTTCGTCACGGGCCTGTTCGCCCGTGGCGGTAACGATGGCTTCATCCATCTTCTGCTCCTGTGGGCCAGTTGCCCGTTCAAACTTGAATCCCGCGCCAGGATCGGCGCCGATGGGGACGAGCGACACTTCCTCGGGTTCCCAATCGGTCACCAGCACCTGGCGCATTGCCGCTCCCTGTGGCGTCACATCCTCGACCGCGTGAATCGCCACGCCCATCGAGGCGTTGCGCAGGATGCCATCCTGAACGTCCTGCCAGACCGGATCCACGTCGGCGCGCTTCGAGAACCGCACAGTCGCTTTGCCTTGGCCGTTCTCGACCCATGCGCGGGCGATCACGCCGATCACATCGTCGACCGTGAAGTCGCGATGGGAGTTCAAAAGAGGCGCAGCGCCGCTCGCCAGACGTCCCATGCGCACCGCGCCCGGCTCCATCGAGAAGCGCATCTCGAACGGGCCGCGCGCGTCGTAGCGGCGGACGGACGCGCCCGTGTACCAGGTCAGTGTCGCCGTGCGTTCGTCGTGGTCGGATGGAGCCAGCGCCTCAAACTGGGCTTCCAGCCGTTCTCTCGTTGGGGTCATGGGGAGGTTCCTCGTCATCAAGAAGTTGTGAAATCTCGCGCAACTCGCGCTTCAGTTCAGCGACCGGCAGTTTTTGTTGGGCGCCGCTTTGCGTCACGCGGCGCGGATCGCAGTCGAGCACGATGCCGCGCTCATCGAGCATCCGGTTGATTTCGGCGATCTGTTCGAGCTGCGCGTCGGGGTCGTAGCCCTGCTCGGCGATCGCTTGCCGCAGCGTGAGCGTGCCCGTGCGCAGGCGGTTGAGGGTAGCGACCGAGTCTTTGTACGGATCAACGCTGCCGAAGCCGGGTGGCGTCCATTCGGCGCGGAACGGCCCGGGCTCGGGGACGGCGCCGGCCGCGTAGGCCACCGCGAGAAACCGCTCCCAGACTGGCGTGCAAAGCATTGGGATGAAGGTCAGCCAGCGAAAGCCCTCGATTCCGTTGCGGAAACTCAGGAGCCCGGCGCGGTAGCTCGAGTAGTTCACGCGCGAAAGATCCCCGGTCAACTGCTCGTAGGTCAGCTGCAAACCCGTAGCAATCTGAGCCTGCTTGGCGGCAACGTAGTCGCGGTAACCCGCCGAGGCCGACGGAGAAGCAAAGGTGATCTCCTCGCCCGGCTTCAGGTACTCGATCATGCCCGGCTCGAAGCTCTCGACGCGCTTACCGGTGGCCGGGTCCGGCGCGGCCGGCGCGATCGGCGGACCATCCGGCCCCTGCGGCTGCGTCACAAACGCGGCGAAGCAGGCCTCGATCTTCTTGCGGACCAGTTCGGCTTCTTCGTACTCATCGAGATCGCGCAGCGTGACCACGACGGGCGCAAGCCACGGCACGCCCCGGACCTGGCCCGGACGGTCCTTCCGGTAAATGTGCAGGACCTCGCTCGCGGGCACGCGGACAGATTGCAGCGACGCCCCGCCGCGCACGCCGGTCTGTACCAGATCGCCGGGATGCTGCCCGTAGAGCCAGTAGTAGACGCGGCGGCCCACCAGGTCGAACTCGACGCCTTGGATGACGTAGCCCGTCTCGGTCTTTTGCGTCTTCGTGTGATCGAGGTAGTCGGGTTCAAGCACCTGGAGCTGCAACGGAACGGTAAGGCCATCGCTTTCGCGCCGCTGACGGAAGCGCACCAGGCACTCGCCGCTCTCAAACACCGTGCGCGCAACCAGCGCCTGGAGACCGTAGAAATCAAGCTGGCCGTCGGCGTCACACTCTTCGATCCAGTCCGCCCAGGCCGCGTTGATCATCCGGTCCAGGTCCGGATCGCCGCTCCGCGCCTGCGCCGTGATGCCCGTGCCGATGGCGTTGCCCACGATCTCGGCCACGGCGCGCGCCGCGTAGGCGTTGTTGCGGATCAGGTCGCGCGAACGTTCCCGCAGTTTCGACAGCGCCACCGAGATCTCGGCGTTGGCCGAATTGCCTGTCGTAACCCACCCGCCGGTGCGGCGATCGGTCCGCGCGCCTTCATAGGCCAGCCGGATCAGTTCCCCGGCGCGGCGTGCGCGCATCCGGCGGAGACCCGTCTCGGGCGACACCCAGGCGATCGCTTTGTCGAGCCAGTTCATCCTTTTGAGGTCTGAGCGAAAGAGAAACGGTCTGTCGCCGTGCCGGACTCCGCGGCCAGCGCTTCCTTGATTACGGCGCGCGCCTGGAGCAGTTCATCCATCGAGCGGTAGGTCACCGTGCGGTCGCCAAAGCGGACGGTCAGCTCGCCGCTGGCGATCGCGGCCTCCACGGCGTCGAGCTGTTGCTGCGTCCAGGCCATCTACCCGCGCCTCCGCTTGAAATAGAACGTCGCCCGCGATCCGAGCTCGCGCACGACGGCCACCAGTTCCCAACCCTGAGCGCCATACTCGGCGAGAAGGTTTGGCGATTCGGCGTCTCCAGTGATCACCAAGTACTCCCAGGCACCCGGCGTCCCCTGCGCGCTTGGCTGACTT